TCTCAAAGCAGCAGCCGCTTTATTAGTCAAAGCGTGGGCAAACTGTTCAACAGATGCTTGCGATTCATTAGCTGCCTTAACCAACACATCCGACACCCGTGTCATGTTAATAGCATTCTGCGTAGCATCTTTTGTTTTCAATCCCAATGCCGATTGTGAATCACCCAAAAGCTCTGTTGCTTGTGATAGATTAAACATACCTGCCGTAGCAAACTTAGTCACTACAGGCAAAGCAGCCATTGACTGTTCGGCATTCAAACCAGCAGATGCTAGGAAGTAAAAAGCTTCACCTAATTCGTCGGCTCCTTGAATTGTGCCCAATGCCATTGAACGAGCTAAACCTGACATTTGAGTTTTCATTTCACCAGTCACTCTTCGCATAATAGCGAAAGACCGGGTCATGGCATCATCAAATTTAGCAAACTGTCTTACTCCTAATGTAGCCATTGCTACAATAGGAGCGGTGACGTACATCGCCAGCCGACGACCGTCAGCCGTTAGTCTACGTCCTACTCTGCCAAAGGCCGCACCCATCGCAGTCAATCGTTGGGCAGCAATACCAGAAGCAGGACCAATCGCCTCTAACTCTCGTCTGTACGTTTCGGCAGGCATTCCTGCCGTTCGTTGTAATTGGATAAGGCGAGCTAGACGAGCAATGCGTTGCTCTTCAGGAGTTCGCAGTCGTTCCGTCATTGCAGCAACTTCTCGCAGACTTTCAGCACGCCGCCGTTCTTGTTCGACCACCCGCGGAAGTAATTGGTACTCCCGATTCATAACAGCTCTATACTGCTCAGCTGTCATATTGGTGGTGCGATAGATACGACCAAGTTCTGCAACCGCTCGATTGTAGCGTTGTTGCGGAGTCATCCCTTGTTCGATAATTTGATTGAGACGTTGCTGATCTCGGTTGCGTGCCTGGATGGTTGGATCTTGGGCGTCGAACTCTCTACCAAGGCGTTCGACTTCGCGGCGATAGTCTTCAAGCGGAATGCGATCAGCCATCCAATGCCGCCAAGCCCTCTCGAGTCCAGCATTGTATCTTTCGAGGGGACTGACATTAGCAGCAGTGATCTGAGCAGCATCTGCTAGTGCTGCATTATGAGCGGCAGTAGCCGCAGCCGCAGCAGCTGAGGCTTGAGCTTGCTGTTGAGTGGCAGCGGCACGGGCCGCGATGACGGCAGGGTCAGCATTGTCTCTCGTCACCACCGCCGCCGCCACCGCTCTATTGTACGTTTCTTGGTCAATTGCTCTTTGTCGCAATCGCATCCCTAAAAGACCAAGAGCAGCAGCGTATCGCTCCGTATGGTTCTCCATCTCCGTGGTAATGCGAATGCCATCTTGGATGGCGGCAGATTCTTCTTGTTGTGCGAGTTGCACATGCCCCAAACTATTGTGGAGTTTCTGTTGGGCTCTAATGTAAGTCTGGGTGGTGATGTACTTAGCAGACAGAGCTTGCGTGTTGCGTTGCATCGCCCGATGGTACAACTCCATCGGGGATTGCATTGCCGTGGTCACTTGCTCGGCATGAGCCAACAAAGCATTTTGTCGTTGAATCGCAGGATTCAATGCTTCGATTGCAGCGTGCGATTCCCTCATCGCACGATTCCAGGTTGTCTTTGAGATACGAGCACTATTCAAATGGCTCGTCAATTCGACAACTACGTTCTTGTACTTCTCCATAGGGGTGAGTACTGACTGCGTAATCCTGGCGGCATCAGCCATCAGTTTATTTTCCGCAGCCAGCACTCTGGTGCCATTCGCTTCAATCGCTCGTACATGAGCACGCAAAGCCTTTTCCGTTGTTCGCAGAGTGGATGTGAACGTAAGGTCTTTTGCTGTCAGTTGCAGTACGAGTGTATCGAGAATGTTCATTTCGCTTTCCCCTTTTTACTACCAACAGAAGCCAAAGCCATCCAAAATCCTTTTGACTTAGCAAGTCGATCAGCTCTCACTTTTCGTCTTTGTTTCTTAGTCAACTTCGGTTTTGGCTTTTCTTGTTTGAACATGAAGTCATCGAGCTTCATTGCTTTCTTGGCATAAGTGCTACGGACTTCCATAGCAATTTGAGCAAGATAGTAATGCTCTGGTTTCTTCTTGTCTTCGTTTTCTCTCAGGACGATAAGCCATTCTAAGAATTCAGTGCTTGTCGTCTTTTGCATTAACTCTTGCAGCGGAATACCGAGGGCAGTGGCTAGACGGAACCACCCTCTTCGTTCTCCGCTGTCGAGTCGTTTTTTGCATCGCCCTCAGCAGCATCGTCCAGGCCACACAACTTCTGGCACATTTCATGGATTGCGATCTGCACGGATGCGGGCCACTTCTGAATAGTGTTCACCGACACTAGCTTGTTTTCTTCATCAAACAAGCAACGGGAAATGAGGTCTGCCTGCATCCCAGTAAAGTTTTTGATCCCACCCTGTTTGCCGTTCGGTAGCGTTCGCACACGGCTTGTCAACGCATTTAACCACGCATCCCGCTCGGCACCAGGAAACTCCCGAAGGATGTAAGGACGGGGGCGTGCGGTTTCGGGGTCAATGATCTCGATAGGGATCTCTTTAAAGGAAAGAGAGAATCGTTTTACTTCCGACATTAGATAGGTCTCCTCAAAAAGAAAAATGCCCTGCCCCTCGAAAAGAGAGGGGCAGGGCGAGAACATCAACTAAGCAGAACGAATCGGAGCAACTTCAGCCCCAGAGTTGTCCTTGTTCGACGGGATGATCGTGCAATCAGCTGTCGGCTGTTCACCTTCAGAGTTTGCACCAGGAGTAAATTCATCGAGCCACCCCCAGAAATCCAACGAATCTCCATCAGGAAATTCAATTGTAATCAACTGATTAACACCGATCATCGCCAACAGATCATCGTAAAAGATCGGATCGTAAGCAGCAGTAAAAGACGCATTGCTTAGCGTCTTCAGTGCTTTCGGATTCCGAGTCCGCCAAGTAACATTGTGCATAGTGGTAATGTCAATTTCACCACCAGCCGAAACACCCGGAGGTGTTACAGTCTTTTCCCAGATCGTTGTACCGGAAGCACCAGCACCGACCGTAAATTGGATTTTTGTGGAATATCCATCGTCCAGTCTTTCTGACATCGTTCTATACTCCTATTGTTTTCGCAAGAATCTTTTAAGCTGAATGACTTCCAACATCGAACATATTTACAAATATGTCGAAGTAATCAAACGTGTATAGTCAGGTGCCATGCACGACAGCAGTCCGCATATCTTTTACCGAAACAGAATCACCATGACTCATAAACACGGCATCTATTGTATCTCCCGCAAACGGGTTGACCGACCCGTTCGGATCATTGGCTACCCAACCAGCAGGCAGAGCCAACGAGTCTTGAATGACAACGTGTTTTTCAACATCACCACTATCGACAAAAACAAATTGAGCTTGGGCGGCAGACGCATACGCTGAAAAACCCTGACACTCGTTTCCGTCGAATCGAAGATCCATACGAATAGGAACCATTGCCGTAATCGCAGTTAAATTGGTGGGCAGGTTATCGCCCGAACCAAGATCAACTGTGACAGCATTCACAGCAACAGTAGCATCCATACCACGACGACAACCAGGAACACCGGCTTCGGTCCAATACACATCAACAACATCAGCAGTAATGATACCGTGACCACCCACCATTGTGAGGACGCCAGTATTGTTATCTGTCCGTGTGGTGAGTTGACCGACCTTGGCAACAGCCATCGCATTTCCACCACTTCGGTCCACCATTGCCAAGTTGTCCGATTCCACGTTCAGCGAACCGCTGAAATTCTTTCCGCCAACACTATACGAATGTTGGACCTTCAATGTTACTGCCATTAAAAACTCCTTTGCAAAGGGTTGTTGATTCTTATGGGGTATTGGCTTTGCCAATTGTTTGATCTAATCCAGTACCCGACAATATCTGTTCAGTCAGGACTGTTGCGTCATCCGCCGCATACGACTCTAATAGTTCGTCATTCGTTTTAACTAACTTATTCGCAAACCGAGAATAAAGCCAGACCAATTGCCCACGAAATGTAGTGGGCCGTCCAGCTTCCGCTGCAATCGAGATGTTATTGAGAGCGTTTGCTTCCAAAGATCCAACGGAAGTAACTCGCGGCAATGATGCACTGGTGTCTATACCAAGGTAAGCCCCTTGTTGAACGTAATAAGAATATCCAGTAAGTGGAATAGAGGTCCATGGTCTGTCCACCGTAGCGGTTTTTGTCGAACCAACGTAACCAATAACAACACGAACCTGGCTTTGTTGTTGAACTATGCTGCCTACGTAAAAGCCATCAACAGAACTAAACGTATTTTGAAACCTAATTGTAGTTGATGTTCCATCAGCTGAGGCACTTCCAAAAGTTATAGGCATCGCATTGTTCAAGATTATCAATCTGTTCCACGCAGCAGTCGTATAGATGGCGGTTCCATTAGCCACGATTGCAGAACCACGAGAAGTAATGGCAGCGTCAAGATAAGCCAACTTTGTGGAGTTTGCATCCATCTCAATACGGATGTCTTCTGCCGAAGCACCTCCACCTCCGCCACCACCATTATCAAAAATGTTTTCCAATGTATCTGTCACCGAAGACCAAGTCGCTCCTTTGATTTCGGTAAAGGCATCTTCTAGTTCTGCTTTGGTAGCGAGTGTTTCGGTAATGATGGCGGTCATCTCTGCCGCAGTTACCGTTGCTTCATAAGACACAATAACGCTACCTGACAAAGAAACAGGGAACGCCCCTACCGATACCGACAGAGAACCCACACCGGCGGCTGTCCCCGACAAATTGGCGATGGCACCTATATCGCCCGTAACCGTTGCCAACCCGTTGACGGTGCCTGACAAGGGGGCAATACCGACAAGATCACCCGTTACCCCGCCAACGCCAAGGCTAGTACCGGAAACAGGAACAGTAAGGAGCAAGTCACCGCTAATCGTTGCTGCACAAGTGATGGTGCCCGAAAGAGCAACACCCATCAACAAATTACTTGCTGCGGTTCCTGTTCCGTTTGCTTTATTCCTTGAAGCAAGTCCACCTGCTTTGGGAGCAGCAACCCAAGTATATGGGAACATGTAACCCGCAGGGAAGCTGCTCTTATCGGCAATCGACGCCCCGGCAATCACGGTCGCCTCGCCCGCGTAGAAGTTCCGCATCGCTCCCGGCGTGCTCCACTTGCCACGCTCAATAGCCGAACCGCTGGCACCGCCCATCGTTCGCATGGGTCCGCCGCCTTGCCGAATTCCGTTGTTGACTAGCATTATCCACCCCATCCGAAGTCGAGATTGAATACGACGGGAGCAAGGTTCGTCGTCGCACCAGCCGAACCGATTAGCCATGCGAGGCAAGCACCGTCCATCACTTGTGGGAACGAGGGTAACTGATTCACCAGATCACGTTCTGAGAACATGCCGGTAATCGGAATGCTTAAATCAAGCAGTGGTCGCATGATGCACACCGCCAGCACTCCCGATCCGGTGTAGGCCGTACCACCGCTGAGCGTGAAGTTCTGGATGCTCGCCACGCCCGCATCACTGCCCTGCAATGGCAAGAATGGCCCGAAGCGACCGGATACCAATCCAGAGTGAATGATTCGCCCAGCGTAGGCGTCCGCAGTCGCACCGCAGGACGGCGTGCCCTGGAAAGCCCTTGCCGCTGTTCCTGCTGAATTGGTGTAGCTCGTCGTCACAATATTAGGGCCGCCCGCAGTGGGCTGAGTCGTGGCGACGATTCCTACTTGGCAGCCCGCTCCGAGCGTGTAGCGGGGCATCCGAATCGTCATCGTATTGGCTGGCGTGCCAGCGTCAGTAAACGCAACGTAAGTTCCGGCCACGTAGTTCGCATAACTGGTCGAGAACTTGACCGTGGTGGTGGAGAAGTTCGTGAGCCAGTAATCAGTGGCAAGTGCAATGCCAGTCGGCAGCACGCCAGCAGTTGTGAACTGAACCTTGGTTCCACTCGCCCAGTTGTTGGCACACGTCCCCAGCAGACCAGAGGAGCTAGTGAACGTGACCGTGTTCGAGTTAACGAAGGTGCGGGCTCCCGTGCCGGTCACATCTGTGCCGGTTAGCGGATAGTACCCCTGCAAGTCAACTAGCTTGGCCTGCCAAGGCCCACCAGCGGCGGCAATAATGTTGAAGCCCACGTTGATAATGTGCTTGGTGGCACTCAGTATGCCGCCGCCGTGTTGGATACCAAAGTTATTGATGCCATCGCCGCTGAACTCGTCGCACGATTTCCAGACGAGCGTTGTGCCTGAATTGACCATCGCTGGCGGATTGCCGGCCATGCTCATCAGCGAACGCCAGCAAGCCGTAGCCGTACTGGCCGGAGTGATTTGCTTCGATCCATCTCGACGCAAATACTTACCGTTGACGGTGATTTGGTTAATGAGGTCGTCTTGGCTTGTCCAGCCCATGTTAGGCACTCCAGTTAAATTGTGCTGAACCGACAAGCGTTCCCGCTGCCACGGTTCCAGCTACGTTGGCGATGTAGTTCAGGTAAGCCCCGTCGTAAATGCGGGGACATCCCGGACGCATGGTGATAAATTCCAACTCTCGTTCGGTATTGATCTCTCGAATGACCGTATCGGTTAATGGATGGACAATTACGAATGCCGCCAGCCCACCATTCGGCACGGTAAACGTCACGCTCTCGATGGACGTGACGCCCGTATCTCCCGCCGCCAATGCTAGGTAGGGGCCAAAGCAGTTGGCGACTGATTGTTGACTTCCAAGCAAGCTACCGATATTCGCTGCGGTAGTCGTGCAGCCTTGCGTCGGGCTAGTCTTGAGCACACCGGCCTGATTCTTGTAGTCGAATGTGAACACGCCGCTACCCGTTGTCGGAGCGACCACTACCGCCATGACTTGGTTGCCGATGCCATCGGTATAGCGAGGCAGTGCAGCAGCCCCGGCAGTCTCTCCGAAGTTGTCCATCTCTTGCAGTTCGAGTGAATCGCAATCTATGAACGGATAGAACAGTAGATAATCCTGCAAGATGTACTGGCCCACCATCGCCGCCGTTGGGGTTTGCAATCTCAACGTCGTCAAGTGCTTCGACGCCGGTGACTTGTCGGCACCGTGATAAATACCATAGGCTCCCGTCAAGACCGACGCCTCTTGTGGAGTTGCCGCGTAGTATTGCGGACGAGGGAAACCAGCGGCCATTGAGAAGTCATACCACCAGCCAGCCACCGTCGTCTGCGAAGGAATTTTTCGCAAATGAGTGGTGTAAAATCGCCCCTCTAACTGGGCGTCTACATACTCAGCGATACTGGAAAAGCCAGGCATTCTTAATCCTCGGAAACTACAAGAGTTGTTGCCGCAAACTGCGGTTGAATACCAGACGTAATGGTACGGGCATTGTCCAAGATACCGGAGTACAGAAGCTTACCGGCACCTGAAGATTCAGTGCCTACTCCAAAGTATTGTGCATTGCAAGAACCACCAGTAGAAGCAGGAAATTGAACCAATCCAGTGTTCGTCGCGGTGTTGCCAGAAACAGTCCAACCGCCAGCATTACGAGCAACCGCCACTCTCGCATAGCTCAAATAGTTTGAACCAGAGTCAGCTTCATTAGTTGATTGACTGCCTCCTTCTCCAGGATCACTCGTATGCAGCGAAACGTACAAATCAGTCTTTGGGGATGTTGTATCATTCTCCGCCAAATCGGCAATCGCTGTACCATTGAAGATTAACTTCAACAGATCATTTTCAAATGTATTACCTTTAGACATGACCGTCTCCTGTTAGCGTTCAATGCGAATGTTGTATTTGTCGGCAAAGTATTTTTCTACGTCGATCAGTTCGGCTTCTGTTGGCGAGCCTGTAGCAAACAAAGCCATAGCAGGCGATGACATATCAGTGACATTAATACCATCGCCCCACGTCAATTGAGTAAGTGGCGAAGTTCCAATCGTTGTCGATGCAGTTGATCGATAAACTTCTCGACCATTGAAGCGAACAATGGTATCGGTAGTGTTAAATCGGACTGTGATGATTACTGGTCCAATCGGCCACACGTTCGTTGTCGGTCCCACATCTCGAGGCGTGCCAGCGTTTACTTGGAATTTGCCTGCGGATGTTAATCCTATGTTCTGGGTGTTGCCTGATTCGTTGTTGCTAGTAATGAAATTCATCTGGGCTCCGGTAGTAACACCGAAGAACCCAACGAACACCACAGCATTCGGCTGAGCTTGAGAAGCAAAGACAGTAGAGGCAAGTCGTTTGATCGTTGATGCAGTCCATCGCAAATAGGGCTTGTCGCCAAACAGTCCATTAGTCAAACCATACAAAGGTTGCAGATTAGAAGTGGCCTGCGTCATATGAGCCGCACCAGTTGACTGATCGGCTACATAGCCCATAGGCTGATCCACTGCTAAGTCTAGATGTGATCGAATGTCATCGTAAGTAGCAGTAAGCGAAGCAGTTTTAACTCCAATACCAGTACCCAGGATAGCCGCAAGGTCACCTCCGCTAAGTGTGTGACTAATACAAGCTGCCCCATCAAGGGTAACGGTGATACTAGCACCCACGTAAGTAATCACAAAGGTAGCTTCCACCCCATTAACAAGAACTCCTGTTCCTGTCACAAGTGTAGTGTCTGCATTATTATCGGTCTTATACAACCGGATATTAGAACCATCTGCACCAACCTTATAGCAATCAGGTCCTGTTCCAAAGCGAAACAAAATACCAACCTGCCCATCATTCCGCCAAGTTACTTTAGCAGTTAATACCCCATTGAATCGACCTACTTCCCACCAAAACGTATTGTTGCCACTGGCGGCACTATGAGAGAGCTTACCAGCACCCACAGCCCATGTTGCTCCGCCATCGGTTGTGCCTGCCACAGTCTCGCCGCTACTGCGGGCAAGAGACGTGACACTGGCGAACGTGCCCAACCAATCCATATCTGCTTGAGCAATGTTATCGGCTTCCCACAATCCAGTAATAGAACTAATGTCTAATGGGTGGCGAGGCATGATGCCAGCTTTGATCATATACTCAGTCAACGCATTCAATCGAGTTTGCAAAACCGTCGCATCATTTGACTCGGCTTTCCTTACAGCAGCGATGGACAAACCGAGACGATCCTTTACTATTGGATTCTGAATGACACCACCCAAACGAGAGCCAAAAGGAGTGACAGCATCGCCACTCGACAAGTAGGTGACAAAAGTATCACACAACTTGTATTCATCATCGGCAAGCGATCCACTTCCAACATCTGCTGCAACTGAGTACACCAGACCAACCACATTGTCAGCGGCACGAAAGAATGCACCGTAAGACATATAACCAGTATGATTATGAAGAATACGTGGGGCACTCCAAGTGCGACCATAGTCACCACTGGTGTAGAAAACAGGAGCTCCTGCCGCAATCCCAAGAAAAGTGTCAGCGGCTACATACCGCGTAAACATAACCACAACGCCGTTTTCAAACGAATACAACGACGGACGCCCAATACCACGGACGGCACCAGCGGTTGACCCAGCAATCGTGTTTACCGTCAAAAGATCATCGTTTGAGTAGTACGTCCGAATCGTTCCCGTGTTATCTTCTCGAACGGAAATTAACCATTCTCCATTAGCCATCAAACACAAACCCGGTTCTTCTGGTTTCTCGCCAGGACCCACTCCATTTTCAATAACACATCGTTGCGTCCACGTAACTCCACCATCTGTTGATTGTCGAAAAGATGTAATGTAGTATGTAGACACGGCTCGGCTATAATTGGAAATGACGATAGTACCATCGGCCAAATCAGTAATGGCTGCTCCAGCATTGCCCGAAACCATAGGAGCTACCAAATCCGTACAACTAACCGAAGCAGACCACGTTACCATTTCATCATCGCTATACGATGCGTATGAATTAGATGGGGTTTCGACAGAAAAACGATGAACTAGAATAATACGCCCAGCATAAATTCCATTTTGAATGCGGTACAACAACTCCGGATAGATAACAGCCCCATTTACACCAGGAACCGTAACGATACCCACGGGTGTCCATGTGTTCCCATAATCGGTAGAAGAAAAATGAGCTGTTACTGTTTCAACGCCTGCATGGTTTGCGGAGTGTGCTAAAAATACATGAATTGTTCCATCTTCGTCTGTCATTGCTACAGGGAACCCATTGAAATCGTAGCCAGTCCCCAAACCAAAGACATTAGATGCATAACCAGCTTTAGCCGTGCAAATGATGGGTATGCGACGAGGATCTACATTGACTTGACCCCCAACCAACTTTGTGTGTTGAGGGGTAGACAGTTCTGTTGTCATTTGACGACTGGCATTTCCTGGCTTCCAAACAGATGCATCAGCAGCAGCAGCCAAGATATCTGCCTGTAGAGCGTCCCCATCAACAAAAGGAAATGCAAGAGCCATGTGTGTGATCCTTATTCTTGTCGTACTGATACGATTACATTGATACTAAACATTGAACGATTGTTTTCATCCGTACCCAAGTAAACAGTCGTTCCTCTTTTTGACACAGCGAGCAACGTATAAGAATCAGAACCCATCACAATAATTGTGTTCCGAACCAAATCCATTGCAATACAAATTTCATTTGCTTTTTGGTATCCCTCTTCAAACGTCTCTGAACGTACTAAGAATTGCAAACCGGGATGACCAATGGTCTCCCCTCCTCGCATGATTCTGCCTTCCGTGATCCCTACCTGATCCATTGCCACTACCGCATTGTTTGGGTTTGTGGGTAATTGAGCAATGTATCCAGGCCAATCAGAGACAGGATTAGTGAGTATTAGTTGCGGCCATGTGTTCTGGTCAACGGCATTTTGACTGCCAGCAGCAAACGCATTGTTGAAAGTAGGCGTCTCTTCACCATAAATAATTAAGTCTATGTTACCGCCAATACTTCCAACCGCCAAAGCAGTTACATCCCAGTTTGCTTGTGTTTCACCTCCCGACAAAGTAACAGTGTCAGCAATCGCTCCAAAATCACCACCACCAGTTGTCCAGCTATTACCCGCCGAATACTCAGTCCATCGTACTTCATCTTCAACCCAAGCTGGTTGCGACAATCCAGCAAGATAATAATCTTGAGGTGGGGTGTTTTGAATAACAGAGTTCAAATGTAACCGCAAGGTTGCTTCTGTTATTGACAAAACAGATGACAAATCGAATCGCAACAAACTTCTGGTGTGAATAGAAGTTCCTGCAAAACTTTGATGACCCACTAACAAAGAAGTGTTGTCTCCATAGTTGCCACCAGTTGAAGGAATATAGGCATCTGCGGTTGGGTACAACGTCTCATACGTAACACCCAAACCAACAGGAGCAGTTACAATGCCTTCTGTTATCAAGTAAGATGTGAGGAGTTGGGCTACGGAATGAATAGTATTCATCGCTTACCTCCAGCAGCAAGCACACTTGCTTTGATGATGGCAAGCAATTCTTTGTGAGACTCGTTGGCAGCCCGTTCTAAATACTTAGCCTGTTCTTGTGGACGGCGAGCATGGGTACGGCCAGCGGCAATGTCTTCAGCGTAATGCTTGTTGTACACTTCGCCGTGGCGTAGGTCTGTTCTTTCGTGGACATAAGTAGCATGGGGTGCATCATACACCACATCCACTTTAGTACCATACCCACGTCCCGATTTCTTAACATGCCCACTAGCAATCAAATCTTGCTTATCAATAGGCACATAGTAGTTGCTTCGGTCCAACAGGTACTCACCAGCATTCTGCAAACCAGCAATCACAGCTTTGGCGTACTTTCGTCTCCGAGAAGTAAGACGGGCCAAGACACCCGCTTCGCCTTTAAGTTGAATGCCCATTGCTGATTCCTACAAGTAAGCGATCCACAAAGTCTCACTGCCACCACGAATTTTAGAAATAGTATCTACCCTCTGAATCTTGAAAGCCCCTGCATTCTTCATTGGATTAGTGGGGGACAACACATTGGCAGCCAGCGTCCCTTTTAACAAATACCCATTCAGGGTTACAAGTCGATTTGGATATACCAACGAATTGCTGATGTTTGTTAGATTAGGAACCGCTTTGTACTCTTGACTTACATCATCCCATCGACATTTGATATCTACTGGAGCAGCAAACGTGGCTTTACCGAAAGCGTCAAAGCCACTCCATGCCCAGTAGACAGCGTCATGTATCTTTCTGAATCGAGTAATGATACCCATTGTTAGTCCTCGTCGGGAATGTACGACCAGATATCTTCAATTTCAGTACCTAGCCAGTAAACACCAACGGTTGGACGGCGTCCCAATTCAGCTTGTTTAGAAATGACGGCCAAGCCTCCATTGTAATCAAGGGCCAATGCTTGTTGCCCATACATAGTGACGCTAAGGTTCAATCCCAACTTGTATTGATAACTTTCCATCACTGGACCGGCACGTTCGGTATCTCGTGCCATATCGTAGATTTTGTAGAAATGAGCTGCTAACCAACGCTCGATCAATTCTAGTTCTTCTACGGAATAGACTGTATCTGGACACGCCTTTGTCACTAGCATATTTGCCGAAGCAATGAATGGTATCAAATCGACACTACTTACATCATCTTGGATAATACCAGCAACAAGTTCTTCGGTCGTGTTGACAGCCATAAAAGTCCCTAATCGTCAAGAGAGTCAAGAATGTAATCTTCGACAGCATTCTTTTTCAGGGGTTTAACGTTCATCGAATCTTCTTCGCCGTCTTGGTAGACATTGTAAACGGGCTTCTTCGCAGGCCCGGCTTGGTATACTGAGAATCCAAACTCAACGGCCTTTGGAAAATCATCGGTTACATTAACACCCCTGGCGTCCTCAACCGGCTTTTTATGCTTTGCAGCCTTTGCTTCCTTAATCGGGGCTGGTGCTGGCTCGTCTTCGTCTTCGAGCTCCTCGGCTACAAGTTGCTCGACAATCGGGGCAGGCGTGCTGACACGCTTTGTCTGCTTCGCCGGTTTGGGGTGTGTCGGGGTGGTAGCCGCTGCCGAAGTTTCAACCTCTTCAAATTTAAGAGGAAATAACTTCATTAGATCCCGATCATCTTCGATTACTTCGCCGCCTTTGTAGATATGACCGTCGTCATGCACATGACGCGACACTGGCGAATTCATTGCTTCTTTTTTGAGCCTATACAAAGACATTAGATGGTCTCCTCTTTTGAATGCAACAAGAAAAAGAACCCGGCCCCCAGTGATAAAACCAGGGGCCGGGTAAGAAAAGCAGAACTAAACCGTCGCACCATGGACGATACCGGAGTATCCGTCCATCGCCACGCGAAGCTGAGGAACGAACATGCCCATCACCATGAAGTGCTGGAGCATACCGCCCATCGAGGACCATTGAACTGTCGTCCAGTCCATGCCCACAACTTCCCGAATCAGCGACGAAGCCTGATGAACCAGCACAATCTGGAAACCATCAAGGTAATGAAGCGTCGTCGGGGCACTGAGCGAATCAATCTGCCCAATCCGCTGGCGAAGTGTATTGCTTCCCTTCGCTTCGCTGAAGTCATCATCCATGTACTGCGTCCAAGCGGGCGAGCAGTACATCTTGTATGGACCATAGAACAACTCGTCTTGGGCCATTTGGATCATCGACAACAGTTCACGAACCAGAACAACCGGGGTCCAACCACTGGCGGTTGGGGCAGTCAGCACCTTCGTCTGGCGGGACGGCCAGTTGGTGAGACCATAGATCGTACTGCCACCGAACGCATACGTCCCATACGTACCAAGAGCAAGCCGTTCGGCTTCTTCGGCACATTTGTGAGCACATTGTTCAGCCATTGTGACATCAATACCCAAGCCCTTGTTGCGGCTCGTCATAATATCACGAATGTCGAAGCTCCAACCCGAATGAATAATCGGGAGGGGCAGAGACAGCATATCGAAGATCACACGATCAGATTCAACCTGAACCGCTGGGTTCATGTTAATCTGGGCACGTCCACCTTCACCCATACGCTGCCATTGGAGCATCGTATGCGACATTCCATTCGGAATGTTGTAGGACAAACCAGACGAACGAAGATCACTCACAAACCGCATAGGCAAGCGAGCGTTCTTCATTACCGCTTCGTCGATAAGCTTCCACTCATCGTAGCGAAGGACGGCATTGTCGTTTGCCGTTAGTTGAGCAACGGGTTCACCACCCTCATCGTTTACGGTGATGTAAGAGCGGTCGTCGTCCCCTTTATAAGGACGCAGGCAACTTAAATCACCCCGACTATTAAGCAGAACCTGAGCGAAATCGCCAGGACCCTGCATGTTTCCAACCAAGTCAATTGCCATTGCAATTATCCTTTTCAATAAAAAGCAGGTCCTGTTTTACAAAACAAGAGCACGAATAAACGCTTCCGCCGCCACTGCCGAATTATCAAGAGCTTCAAGTGCTAGAAGCGTAGCATTGCCACCACCTTGACGGTCAAGGTCAACCGACAGCGATTGCAGAGCAACCGTGCAAGTTGCACTTGTGGCAGACCACTGACCAGAAGCCTTAAGAATCTTCGCTGTCGTGGTATCAATTGCGGTTGAAGCCAAAGCCGAATGCTTCATCGTGGCAGTGCCAGTTGCACCAATAATGAAATTCGTCTCGGCCACAAAAGTACCGCCAGCACCAATCGTCCGGACAGTAAGCACCGTCTCAAACATCACAGTATCAGAAGTCACAGCATCAATACCAGTCAAGGTAGCGATCAACTGCGATCCAATGTAAACCCTGGCAGTCAGTGTATCGGCACCAGCAGTAGCAGACACAACCGCATGACCACGCATGGTGATACGATCGCCAATTCGCAAGCTATTTGCTGGGATCGTATACGTTAGACTGAAATCTTGTTCAGTCGAAACGGTATTGGTGACTGCGGTTGATGCCGCTACCGAACGGTACAAAATGCCATTCGACAAAGGACCAACACTAATGAAAGAACCATCGCCATTCGACATCAACTGATCGTCAATGAGAATAGCCGGACAGTTTGCCGGAACGCGAGTCAAAAGAACATCACCAGACATAGCGTATAGCAAATTCACCACATCCGGACTGGCATAAGCATCAGCCGTGGTTTTACCAAGGTAATGCTGAATCTCAGCAAAGATGTTACCCTTTGCCCCTTTTTGGTCGTGGACTTTTACAAATCCACCAGACTTAACCACCATGTGACCGGGCTTAATCGCAGCCGAAGCAATAGCTTCTTCCTTGCGTCCCCGGTGGATCAAAGCGATCATGTTCGGAGTCGTCATTTTTGTTTCCTCTTACTTAATGAAGTTTGTATACGAACACTCAAACCGGGAACAACCTATTGCACTACAACTTCACTCTTCGGGAGTGTGAGAGCGGCTTGCTTCTTTCCATTGGTGTTTGGAGGAGCACCCGCCTGTCCACGATAATTCGCGGTCGGAGCAATTTTTGGTTCGTGCATCAAAGCAGCAATGCCATTCAGCTCTTCAAGCTTGCGGCTTGCCAGATACTCTTTGGTAAACGTGTTTTGGGTATTCGCCAAGATACGTTCACAAACAGCAGTCTTTGCGGCATCGTTTTGTGCTTTAAGCGATTGCAGAGACTCGCGGATGCCCGGAGGGGCCTTGGCGATGTACTCTTCATCGGTCAACTGCTTTTCGACAACCGCAGCGGGTTGCGTAATCGCAGCAACAGGAGCTACACCAGCAGCACCCTCAGCCACCGCATTAGCAATCGCTGCCGGATCGGATGCACCAGCAGCCGGAGCAACAGGGGCAATGCTGAACTTCGCCAACTTTGCTTCATCGAAGCCCATCAACATCGTCCGATCTGCTTCTTCAAAGGCAACCGCCGCGTTGGCGATCAACCCATCGACAAGTTCTTGCTTGCCCATGTTCTTCTCCTCGTTAGTAATAGTGGTGATCGCCGCATTCCCCAAAATGGTTCCGTCGGCAGTTCTATACTCTGTCACTCGCTTAATTTCAGCAGGTGACCCAACCAAAGCAGTATCTCCATCTTCTTCATAACTCATCATGTACAAAAGGTTGTTCTTCGAGTATATGAAGAAATCGTCGAACACGTCAACTACATAAGCGTCTTTTTCGATAGTCCCAAGTAACGTCCACAATTCGCTTGTAATCGTGGAGAATGACTTTTCGTTTGTGTTAAAAGAAGAAGTCATGTTCAAAGCAAACAATGCTTTTGAAATAGCTTCTTGTGATTCGGCTGAATGAATTGATACATTCACACGCAACAAACCAGCACCATCTGCCAAAGAACAAGCACCAACTTGGTCAGGCAGAATAGCCAAATGATCTGGACGGTAGTTTCGAGCAATTGACTTATACTCCTCTCCGTTCCAGTTACCCTTGATCCTTTCGTTGTCGGTAAACAAACCCGTGGACAGTTCCATCATTTCGTCAGACTCGATAGCCTCGAGAATGCGAATGTCCACTTGTTCTACCCGATCAGGATCAAGCCAAGCCTCGGAATGGACTTTGCCAATCATCTTCCCATCCGGCCCTTTGGATCGTTTGTACTCCGTATTCATCATCATTCCAATCCCACGGTTTGAAATAACCTCAGGATCGCAAGCTGATACAGGAGCACCTCCACGTTCTGGGTGGTAAACGACAATCGGTTTGTGATTCCAGATTACAGGGGTTTTGCGAAGTTCTTCGGGAGGGTAGTAAAGAGCCCCACCGCTACCGCCATGAACCCCTTCGGTCAGGATTATCATGGGGACGACAAGATAGTCCTTGCCCGCCATCGTCTCCCGCCTCGAAACTCCGCTTGCATTTGCAATGATTGTTTGCAACGGCATTAGGTACACCTCCTTTATATAACCGAACCACAATACTGACAGGGTACTTAATTGTCAACCCCATTGGGATTGTTCTGCAAACGCGATTGCATATCCCGCAAAGTATGTGTCATTTCTTGCAAAGCCGCAGTTAGTCTTTCTTGTGATTGAATACGATCTGACATCATCTCTTTAATGTCAGTTCTAAACTCTGTACGTTGTTCCGAAAGCATAGAAGCGAAGTCGTCTCGTTCCTTGCTTTTGCCAGCAAGGAATGGATCAAGTTTCCAAACAAGAACGCCAATAATCACAAACAAAAGAATAACTGGCACGCTTTGATTGAAAAGCCATTTGATGCCAATTCCTTTCCAACCACCTTGATCTTCTATTACTTGTTTAGCGGTCATCGACTGATCCATTTTCTCTGGTCTCCCAGACGCGGCTTAGTTTAATTCATTGTTGGTTTGACAGCTCTGATGTCAAATACTTCTACCACTGTGGTAGTGTTAGGAGTCGCATGGAACCGTATGTTCTTAAGAACAAACTTTGAATCTATTCTGCCAGGAGTATAGTAATGGTCTGTAATGGCTGCCATCCGCGGACAGCCCCACTTGCCAGTCGGGTCATAAGGTGCAGTCAAACCAACCAACCAAAACTCGGCACCATTGACGGTAAGAGATCCGCCACGAAGAACAATACCCGCAAGGACGCCACCCTTGTCGATATCATTTAGACTGGAAGCACCCATACTCTTCGAGCCATTGGCATCGCCGTAGAAACGGCAATCATTGACAGTAACGTCATGGGTAATGTCACTACTACCACACATAGCGATTCCTTGGCGGGCAAAGAATAGATCGCATTGTGTGAAGATAAGTGTTTTGGGTCCTTGTATCCAACTATAGATCAACCAGTCGTTTCTGTTCTTGCCATTAAGGCGACAGCGAAGGAACTCAACGAATGCTTTGCCGGGCGTGTTCCAACCTACTAGACCACCGTCTTCGTTGGGGTCGTGACACTCACCAATTAGTTCAATGTCTTCAAACCGATTATTGGTGGCGAGCAGAATGCCCGGCGTCCCGAGAGGCTTGTAGTCGGTCTTGTCGATTCTACAGGCGGTATGAACCGTTGTTGCATAGGAACCGAACCCGCAGAGGGTAATGTTCGGCAATTGCAAAGGATACTTTTCGCCTAAGATGAAGTATCCTTTTAGTCGCACCGTGTCGCCCGCTTGGACTTTGGATTCGATCAGCTTGCGAAGGAAAGAACCCAGACCTTCCATGCTGCGGTCCTTCGAGCGGTACTGCATCAGCGGTTCATACTCGCGGAAGATTTCGATGTCCCATGATGGGAATGTCGTCATTGGTCCCGAAGGCAAAACGAATTGGCCTGACGACGCATCAGCCGGAGCTGGTGGGGTCGGTGGAACAACCGGAGATGATGCAAACGTCGCAATGGTAGAAACAAGACAAGCAGCAACAATAAGACTGCAAACGGCAAAACGCATGACACACTCCTTTGAAATGAAAAACCTTCTAGGGTCAACAATCCTTGCCAACCCTAGAAGGCCGATCCAACCAAACCGCCTACCTCTTCATTAAAACAAACCGCCGCCTCTAATAACAGTAGAGGACCGCGTCACTTGTCGTTGTACTCGCGGGGCACGAACTTTTTGGACCACAACTTGCTGTTGAATAACAGGTTGTCGCACAATCACATTTTGCTGAACAACTCGTTGCTTCACCACTTGTCGTTGGACAACTGGAGCTGCATAGACTTGCTGCTGAACAAAAGGCTGAGCATATACCTGTTGCTGAATAACAGGCATCGCATAAACTTGTTCAATCACAGGCTGAAACACTTGTTGAGCGTATACCTGTTGCTGAAACATTTGCTGTTGACCAAAAGTATCACATCCTTTTACTTCGGGACCACAACCAACGATCACAGCACAAGCCACCATCAAAACACACATCAATCCTCTCATGTTTTTGCTCCTTTGCAAAAAGAACCCAAATTATTTAACAGTATCGAGCCATTGGGCAACAGCTAGGTACTCATCGTCTGTCAACGGTTCGCCGGGCGGCGGGGGCATTGCACCCCTTTTAGCCAATGCTTTCGAGGACGCGGCTTGTGCAGGCGTTCCCACCCATTGATTCCGCTCGTCGAATAAAGCCGGTGCATCATTGTCCATTACTTGCTTACTTCGATCAGTGTGACACTTTGCACACTTCTGTTGGAGCGTTTGTAGTCCCAAAGAAGTTTGTGGCTGATTTGCACCTGCTGGAGCAGGCAAGTTCAGCTTTTGCAATGCTTCCTTTAATCGTTCTTGAACCATAGCTTCCACTTGCGTAGCAAGTCGGTTACTAACAGATTCCTCTTGGAGGAAAGCTCCAGCACTGTAGTAAGCGTAAGGATTGACTTGTTGCAAGACTACAGGTCGAGCAACATATTGAGTAAACACTTGTTGATTTTGAACTACTTGTTGCTGATGCACAATTCTCTGATTGCCGCAGACGGCGGCTAGCAAAACATGAAAGGGCGTCAGCAAGACCAGAGCTGACAACAAAACACTAAACCAGGTCATTTTGAGTCTCCTCCTTTTGGTGCCTGTCGTCCTTTTTTCCATATTCGGACGATCTGGTATGCCCGCTCGAAGTCGTCTTCCCACTGGTCCCGATGAATACTATCACCGTAGGCAAGCGACAACAAACGATTCCCTAAATTGATCTTGTTTGCAGAGGCGTATCCAATCGCCAACCGCAACTCTTCGTCTTTAACCCCTAGCTCACGTGCCGCATCGGTTAAAGAAACCTTACGATTAAACAAATCCAAACACAACTTATAATTCTTTGCATTTTCCTCCGTTGCTAATCCATTGCACGCCATGACAAAGATCGCATAGTTTTCAATATCACGATCTAACTGCATCCGCACATCTGACAAATGGAAGTCCTCAATAAAGACTTGCTTCTCTTTGCCAAGGGCATTTATCGTCATTCCTCGCAACACAACATCTTCTACTGCATTCGAGGAAGGCAGTTGCATTCCTTTGTCATGGCATACTGTACACGATGCCGTGTTTACAATCGCGGCATCAAAAGTCCGTTTGTGGTCTTCAACAAGATCGACAGGAGCTTCCTCGACTCTTTTCCCTTCTGCGTTAGCGAGTAAGTAGGCTTGTGCTGCTCCTCGGGAACGTCCACGAACCGATGTCTTTGGAAATTGAGCGATAAGTTCTCGACCATCATGGGTAAACTCCCCATCTAGTGTCGTTAGCGGATCTGTTTTATTAGTCACTTTTCTGGCGTCTTTTGTTCTCCAAACAGAAAAACCACGGCCATTGAAATGCTCAAGAAAACGAACACCGCTTTTGTTCACTTGTGAGTCTCTTTCTATCCACCCATACCATTGCCCATCTTGTTGTGTTTTATCAACCCCCCAAAACTTTAGAAAGTCTTCGTCGGTCTTGGGTATGTTCTTTTCCCCATACATCAAACGATACAAGGTGTCCGAATTCCGAGCGTCGGCTAGTTCGTGCAATAACCAGTCTCCGCGGATCGTTAAAATTGGCTTGTTAGGATCGTTATCAGCATACGGGTATTTTTCAAGAACTTTATTCAAATCAATGGGGTCCCAACCCAAATGCTTTAAGTCTATGTAAAAGGACAAAGTACCTAAGAGTTGTCGGGGTATTTGATGATCGAGTTCTCGAGCTCTCGACGCTGAGGGGATTGCGAATCGAATGGCGTTGATCCAATTGGCTCGATAAGCTGGATCCACATGCTCCAAAGTAAGGTAGCGAACGAACGGGTCCCTCTTAGCATAGTCATTCCAATGCTGTACAGTGATTTGGCTTTGTGTGAACTTAGCATTGGTATCCCTCACTTTCACAGCTTCTGGAGATGGCTCGATTACTTTCGGAATCAGTTTTGGTTCTTTGGTTTTTCTTTCGATCTTTCGTGGTGGTGACAGGTCTTCGAGGCGAAGCGTCTTCGTTGCTTCTGCTTCTCGAGCCACCTGTTCTTTTACAATGCTAACCATTGTCCTGACAGTAGGTTCATACAGATCGAGAGCGTCTCCCGAAAGAGGCCCTCCAACGGCTACGAACAAAACTGCCAGCATCACGGTGTTCATGATAACCTTGATGTTAGCCAAAACGGCTAGAACGACTGAAACACACCTTCTTCTTGTTGAGCATTAGTCAAGTTCACAAACTTATCGGCACCAAGAACTCGACCATCTTTCAACAAAATCTTAATTGCTTTAACATCGCTTGCACCCGGAGTGGTTGGGTTCGGCGGAATAGGAGCCAAGGGGGCACCATACCGATCAACCACCTCTGCTACATCATAAGCAGCTTGAGGAGATGCAATCTTTGGATTGTAAACAGGATTCAGCAATTGCTTGCTCACCTTTGTATGATACAAACCCAGACCATGTCCAATTTCATGTGCTGTGGTGTTTATCAAAAGAATTCCATTTTGAGAACTAGATGTAGTCCATGCCTCATCCATATCCCACATCAAATTGATCTGTCCGCGAAAATTGGAGCCTTGCGGTATCTCGCACCACGCAAGCACCCCGCTAGGCCCATCGAAGCCCGCTCTCGAGCCACGACCCACATCCATTACTATATTTGCCTCGGTCTTGCTGCCAACACGGACAAACCGCAGCCCGCAGACATTAGACCAACTTGCATAGCAAATTGCAATGGCTTCTTCTATCTGTTTCTTTGTTAAACCCAATCCTGTTGGGTATCCGGCAATGATGTAGCTAACTTCTTTTAGTCCCCACTTATCTTGCGTTCCACCTAGAGGCTGGGCATCCGACATACCACAGCGAGGAATGCGAGTAAGAACGGTAACAGTGGCAGGGTCAAGAACTCCCGTTTGTGGGATGTCCCAATCTCGTTGGGCGTCGGCAATACCTACGGAATCATCCGTATAGCCAAACTTCTCACCAAATTTACCGAAGTCAAACATCGGACTTCCTCCTTAAATCCAAACAGACGATGAAAAATCCCATTGCATCGTCTTTTCATTCCAAACGTATGTTATCTGTCGCAAACGAGTAAAGGGATCTGGTGTCGTGGTTGTCCCATAGGGGTAGTTAGGATCCATCGTCGTTACTGTGGTCTCGGGGTATCTCTTCTCTTCTGGCACAAAGTCCAGCAGTCGAGCTCCCATTGTTCCACCGACACCAGCCAGAGCAGCAAACATCATTTGACGGCGATTCATATCACTTTCCCTTCTTTAAAATCTCGTGCCCACCTTGCATAATAGCATAGATGGCGGCGAACCAACCAATCGCTCCTAGTTCAGTATTATCGAATCGACTTGAACTGAACCATAGAATCACAAACAAGACTAGGACGGCAACCAGCCCCTTTGCGATTCCCCAAATAGGATGACGAGGATCATTCATTTTCTGCCTCAAAAAAAAGCGGGCGGGTAGCGTCATGAACCGAATTACTTTAAGTGCCGTCAACTCAAAGCAACTCACACCACCCACCCGCTTGTTCCTAAAAAGAAGGAAATGTGGTTTGCACTGGATCGCCAGTGGTAGTAGACGCGGCTGGCGAAGCAGCTTCATCGCGGAACAAAGCCAACAGAGCAAGCAAGAGCTTAATAGCTTGTTGAATCTTGCTCCAAGTGATTTGCTGTTCACTTGCTACAGCTTCTAGGCGAACGGCATCAGGACCTGAGTCCATTGCAGCAAACAACTGCTCTACCGTGGCGTTGGGGTTGCTGGCGAAGAAGTCAGCAATGTACTTGATAAAAGTACCGTCATTGACGAATTTCTTGAATTCAGCAACAGCTTCATCATCAGCCGTTGTTTCCGTATTGTCTACAACCAACTCGGCAGCTTCGATCAATACGAACAAACGAGCCTTGATTCCTTCGACCGAATTCCAAGGATCTTCGACTGCCCTCCATTTTCCTAGCAAAGGAATCAGGGCCATAATATCACCCGTGTACCCCGCCAAGGAAAACAATCCTTTCAATACCGTAAAAACAGAGCCTCTCGAACCAAAAATTCTTCGTTCTCGAACGGGCATGACGACTACTCCTTTTATGGACGGTGGCTAAAAGCCGCCCAACCATAATGGGGCAGTTCGAGAATGTCAACCCTAAGTCAAAAAATAAACCTACCACCCGCGTAAACGAATGGTAGGTTGAAGTGTGTTATAAAGATATTAGTCTAATTCATCAGCTTTTGCCGTTAGTTCTTCTCGCAGAACTTTTACTTCCTTAGGAGCATCAATCCCTATCCGAACATTATCGCCCCGCACCGAAAGGATACGAACAACAATGTTATCCGAAATGCAAATCGCCTCTTTGATCTTCCTTGACAATACCAGCATCTATGCCTCCTTGTGGAACGAAGTTGCAATCATTTTGAGCTTACTGCGAAAATGATTACTTCTGATGTATCTTCCTAATGTACGACGCCAAAGGTTATCGTGCAAGAGGAATAGCTCATCGGGATCATCATTCGATACATTCCGCACTGTATCGCCTTCATACGTACCAAATGGCAATCGGGTCTCCTCAAAAGCAACGGCATGTTCTAACGTCATTGTGGTGACGTTTGATCCATCGGGCACAAGTCGTTGTGCTACTCTAGCTGCAAACTCTTCGGCTAACAATTCATAAAGACGATCTTCTGTTAGCGTATCAGCCTGAACCATTGTGTCTATCATTGTTATCAATTCTTCGGCAACTTTCCTTGCTCTAATGTTTGCCCTAATCCGTTCGCCATCAACAACAACAGAACAAGTGACACATTCTCGTAGCTTTCTTAGGCTAATGCTCATGAGAACCTCCCTGATTACAGAACGGCAAAAAGAACTGGCACGGATTCCTATAGAAGCCAATTCAACAAAAGGTTGTGCTTTCTAATGGTTTGGGTTCCGCATTGACTTGGAGTGCAATGCACACAACTGGAACGCTCGAAAGGTGGAGCGGCTTACCAATAGCCCCCGGCACTCATAGCTTACCGACTCTGTGGTTAGCATGTTTGAAACCACTAAAGGATAAAGCGATCCTAAAACGGCCACCGTAACAGTATCGTAAGGAGTTACTGCGACGGTGGGGCCATATTATGACGAGATATTGAAGCTGTTCGTTCTTCTGCTTCTCTTAGAAATCCCTTTTTGTCATCGGTGGCTTTTACAATACCATGACGACGCCCAGACAAAACGGCTTCTAACGCTGTTCTTAAAGAACGAGCTAGTTGAACGGGTAATTCCAATTCAAATCCTTTAGAGACTAAGCGAATATACTTTCCATCCGTGGTTTTGGAAACATCAATGTCCATGGTTACTCCTAAAGTAAACCAGCTAAAGCAGCTTTCGCTCTTTTAGATCTTGGTTTCTTTTTGTCTTTGGTGTAAGGAACCCAAATGCAACGGCAATTAGGATGTACTGGAATAATGCCTCTTGCCTCCGCCAGCGTAAACACTTGTCCCGACAACGCAAAGCAAATAGGACAAGGATCACCCGCTGTCTGCAACTCGGCTAGAGCCGTGGTGGTCGTAACCCCTAGCTCGGCAAACGCATCTAGTTGCCCCTCTGCATGGGCATGGATGATCTCGGTTCGGGCCAACCGCAATGCTCTTGTCTTGGTGATCGTAGAAATACGATCAGTAATCTCTCTAGCTATTGCTTTAGGACTTTTACCACTTGCCATCCCTTCAGCAAAGATTATGTTCAATTGAGTAGCAGTGCTACGAGAAATGTCTTTGAGTTCCTCGAATGCCCTAGTGGCTAAGATGCGAACACTCTCGAGGCTTCGAGGGGCACTGAAGGAGCTTTCTATGAACTGTGCCTGCTGGCCTTGGTAGAAAGGATCAGGCACCAAATAATTCTGTGGCTTGACCTGCTTGAACGCTTTGGTAACTCCTTTAGCATAAGCTGCATGAATGTACTTTGCCTGCCATGTGGGGATCCCTTTGGATTCTAGACCAGAAACAGTAAGCACCCGTTCTGCTATCCGTTGGTCGAGCCATTTAATGAACTCAACCATCTTTTGGTCTTTGGTGGCGAAAGCAAACTCTCGTTTTACATTAAACGAAAGACGCTCTTCTCCCAAACCAAACGCATCATCAACAACAATCAGATCTTGACAATCGCGGGCAACTCGGACAAAACGACCAATAAGGTCCATTCCATATTGGCGGCGAAGGGTTGTTGTTCGAGATGGGTCGATTTCGGCCATTAGAGAAGCACTACCTTTTCTTGTCTAATGTTGAACGGCTTACCCCGAACGGCTGCTATTTGACCAAGCAGCTCTTTTACATTCTTTGCAGTGTTTCGCATATCCACGAGACCGGCCTTGTCACTGATCCCGAATCTGAAATCCTGACTAGGAACCACTTTTGTTGGTGGGTTATAATGAAAATGTTGGTTGAGATAGCTTTCATCATTAACTCCTGGCTCATACCCCCATTCCTTATCTTTCTTTTGATTCTCCAGAAGCAGCAAACACATCTCAATCACACGATACGTCTTACCACCCCAAAAGGCCCCGTAGTAATAAGTTTGCGGCAACTTTGTGTCTAATGGGACGTAGCAGGTCGAACGCGGGTTTCTTTCATACCCTTTCTTATTTCGCATCGAAGTCTGATTTGCGTAGTGTTCACCTCCTACCAAATCACCAATAAACCAATCAGCATCAAAAGAACGGCTGATGTATGTATCTGCATCGAAGTAGTACGTATACTCCGGCAAATAATTCTGTACATCAAGTATATTTTGATACTTGCTATTTGTTCCATCTCTCCAATGTGAATGATTCGCTTTGTACCAATCAACTGGATAGTCCACATAAGGAGTGGGATCTTCATCAGAAAACAAAGCAAAGGATATCTTTGAATGCCCCGTGTAAAAGTGCATGAAATTGGTAATGAAACGATACGCTAAAACTTTGTAGGCATTCGTACCTACAATCATAATAGCAATATGACGCATTACTTACGGCCTCCTGCATTAGGCATGGTCTTCTTACGAGTGGGGGTCCTCTTTGGTTCGCCGCCACCGGCAGCTCCAGACGGTTTGGGCTTCCCTCCAGGTAACATCTTTGGTGGATCAGGCTTCATTTGTGTTGGGCCGCCTTCGGGCAATAGCCCCTTCTTCATCATCTTGTCAGTCATGTCGAGCATCTTCTTTTCTTCTTCGGCTGCTTGCTCGTCTGCCGATTCGATGATGGCGTCTGCTTCTTCCGTTGTAAACTCGAAGATCTTCGTTAGGTACTCTTTGCGAGCCATCAATTGATCAGCACCGCTGCTCATATACCGACCCATCGAATCAGTGAGCTTCAATGCCACTTCGGCTTTTTCCATGTTACTTTGGGTATTCAGATCAGGCCAATGTACGATGTACTTTTCAACCGTGGGCAGAACACCAATCGCCATTAAACGATCAATCGTAGGCCGCACCAATCGAGGAGTAAGGTACTTCTCCATCCGGTAATGGACTTTACCATTCCAATTACCTTTATCTTGGGTGGAAGCCAACTTGCCTTCTTCGCTACCCATGAAGATACGCATGGGAACGCCCAATGTGATTGCAATCAGCATTAACTGAACGTTGACATGGGCAGAAGGGTCAGCTACCTGCGGGGCTAACGATTTAGCAGACACCCCAACCAAAGCCATGTAGCGTTGAAGGCTATTGCTGAACTTCTCAAATTCTTCCCGCATCGCTTCGGGATCAAGCTCAACCGCCATCATGTCGCCCGTGTTCGGCATAACCTCAAACGAATACCCTGGAAAGCCACCTTTCCAGAACATTTCGGCAGAGCTGCCAGCAATCTTGCGAATGTCATACAGCCGATTATAAACTGACTGTTGACGAGGCACACCAAATATATCACTGCTCTTGCAGTTATCGGCAGCATGAATGATGCGAGTCCAATGTACCTTCTCTGTCTTTTGATCCGGGGGATTAGATACGCGAGCTCCCGTGCCAGTGCCAGACCAAATGGTTGGGTCTGCTATGTTGATTTCGTATAAGGTGGGTTTCATGTACCGCGGACTACGCCAATCCTTTTCCCACTCGCAAATGGAAACGAAAGATTCGTCGTATGGCATCAAGTACAGCAGATTGCGTTCTTCCTTTTCACCTTCGTTTGCTTCTCCCGTCAAGGGATCAATTCCATCAACAGGTTCAGACAAACTGGATGATCCATCGTCTATCCCCAAAAGCAGAACACCGTACCGTCCTATTCCACTTAATTCATCAACACGATGAAGATAATGCCACAGTTGGTTCTTTTCGACGATAAGGCCAAGTCTCTTTTCAAATTTGGTTTCTTCTTCTTGTACCGTCTCATAGACATAAGGATCAACCGACCAACACGATTCTGGGTACACGCCCACCACTCTGTTAGCAATACCCTCTCGGTCGTACATTGCTTTAAGGTTCTGGAGCGGAATCGTGTCTCCAGGCGGATAACCACACTCCTTGTCAATGTCCCGCAAAGGAGGGTCTAAAATTCCAATCTTACGCAACCACTCATCTCGCAACGTCATGGCGTTGCCGATTAGTCGTTCGCGGTTCATCACTTGTGTGGACATGCCGTACTCCTAAATATACGTTTGCTCGATTCGAGCCACTACCTTAGACCGCCGTTTGGCTAACTGTACGCCCTTGTCTCGCATCGCCAGGGTGCGGAGGGTGTGCCAGTGCATTCGGCCTGCACATACCGAAGACTGCCCGTCACCAAGCAGTAACAGTATCTGCAAAAACAGGCGATAAAGAAGCACTAAAAGAATGAACACGTAAAGAAACAAAAAGGAAACACACTCAAGCAAAAACACAAGAAATCGACGAATGCGAGGAAACACGAATCACCTCCTTAAAACACTCAAGGGCTAGGTTAAGGGGGGTACGAACCCTGAGCACGCTAGCCCTTGAGTGGAAGCAAACAAATTACGCAAAGGTAATTGCATCCGATACAGCAACACTACCGTCCGGCATCAACAAACACAGATAGAACGTATCAACTGCATCTTCAGTGATACGAAGACCAATGGTGCCATCATCTTCCGACACCATCAAAAAGAACTTGCCGGTGGTGATGGCGTTGTACACACCATCCACATTGATGGCAACAGTATCAGGAGCAGTTACCGCAACACTGTCACCAGCAGCATCATCGCTGATGTAAGCCAACAACCATCCCTTTTCACCAAGATCAGCACCATTGCCATCTTCCAATTGAATGGAGATGTCAATAGCATCCGCTGCCCCCGCTCCCTCTACCCCAATCGTAAGGGAAACACCACCAATGAATCCGAAAGCATACGGATTGGCTTTCGCCGGAAGTTTGCCACGCGTCATTTCTACACTCCTTATACATTAAAAAATTCAACTCTCGAGAAGTCGAACACGCACTCAACTCAACACTGGATCAGCCCACGGCTTAATTGCTCTGCAAACGGAACATCGCCGCAAAGGAAGAACTACATCACTATGGGTTGACAACCAAAAATGTCCGTTAGGACATTTTGAAGAAAGCATTCCTTGTCCACCTAATGCGATGATTCTATTCCTTTCAGCATCAGTTAAAGGTTTCACCGCCTTAAACCGTTTTAATTCATCTTCGAGTTCAAGGACTCTCCATTCCTTGTTTCGCATCTGTTCCTTTAATTTCATCATTCGCAAAGACAAATCAAGTGTCCCTGCAAAAAGAAACACAACCAGCCCCACAAGAACAGGAAGCATGGAAACTCCTTAATTATGACGGCAAGCGTACAATGGTGCTTCACAACACGTACAAACTTGACCAATCCCATCACATCGCGGACAGATGACTTGAATGTTATCACTATCCGTTTTGTGACCATGTCCTTTACACTTACGACAATCCTTCGTCTTTATTTGGGTTTTCTTCATTTCTTCGTCCTCCTCATCTTCAGAAGGATCAATCAGTACAACTTCTTGAAAGTCATCGGGCTTTTCAATCTCTTCCCAATGAATAAGAATATCATACTGTTTATAATCTGTAGGTATCCACTGAACGTCTAGGCACTTGAAAAAGCCCTCAACAGCCACCTTATTATTCTTTTGAATGAGCAAATAATGAACTCCATAGATCAACTGATCTCGGAGAGCTCTTGCTTCTTCTAATGAGCAATTAGGATACTGAACGGTCATCATCAGCCTTCATCCTTCCATAGAGTGGCATGGACAAGGACTTCTACTAGGCCGTTAAACAAAGCCAGCAATTTAAGATACTGACCTGGTTTTGTTCGTCGCATTGCTTCTGGGAACGTATTTGTATATCCCAGAGTCACCGATCCGCAACCAGGAGAACGGTACAAAATATCTGCTCCAGTCGGAGCGGCAAATCCTGTACCATCGAACAGATAGATATTCTGCGTATTCGTGCCAACAAATTGAACTTGCAACAGTTGAATTTGGTCATTGGCACCAAGAACAACAGCAACACCCATTGCATCAAAGAGAGAAAAACGGGCAGCCGGTTCACTGCCGGGAGCAGAGCGATCAGCTGACCCAAGATAGCAAACGAGGGGACTAGGAGATTTGACGCCCATAGGATCTTGTCCTTTTTAGTACAAGGGAGTACAGAACAAGAGCCTTTTATAACCGCCAGCGAGTTTCCTGTCTACACTAAACAGTAATCCCCAATTTCAAATACATCCGCTTGTATCTCCACTCACCAATAAGAAGCCAATAGGCAACGAAAGGATAGGCGACTGCATAAGCTAGCAAAGGTATCTCTTCTAACCAATCTCGTACCGCCACCACATTGTCTTGATACCATTTTTCAATTTCCATGAACGCCACATCATCAATGCGATCTTGGGCCTGTTTATTGCGTTCAGCTACAGTCAGTCTTGGTGGGCCTTCAACATCGGCTCGTAACCACCGCATACGCTCAGTTGTCAGTTTTGGTTCTGGTAACTGCTTTCGCAACATCACAAGGCTCCTACTTTGATTCTCGGCTTGCTCAACAAGTTAAAGGCCCCCGAACCGGCATCTACTTGATCCTTGTAAGTCGAATGAGGGAAGTATTCCATCTCGCTCAACAAAGCCGTATTCCAGGCATTTGGAGTCATGTACACATTACCTTTATTCACTTGTACCGAAAAAGGATCGGCTCTTAGTGTCTTGTCTCCCGTGGGCCGGTCTACCCGCATTCGGTAGCCCGCCAACCGTCTTACTGTAGACTCGACACTTTCTTTACCACCGCTGCCAGGTTCTTGTTCCAATCCTATCAATACATCTTTGCCATCACTGGCTGCCACAGCCTCAATAATCTTTTCTCGCTCTTCGCTGGATTTTTGAAACCTCTGCACATCTAGTATCCAATAGTTTCCTTCTTTGTCCACTCCCATCTTAAAGCCGACTGTATAACAGCCCGCGTCGGGGGTAGCTGCTTTATCCCAATATCGTACTGACTGCACCAGTTTGTCGGGAGCCGGTTTGCATCTTTCCCAAAGCCTGTCAATCTTAAACATACCACCACCGGGCGGAATGGGATGCTGGAGGATCTGCCCCGCGTACCCATACTGCCCCAAAGTATCCTCTTGTTCGGCTAAGACCGACCTTGTCAAGCGAATCGGGTCGAGTAGCCCGTCCACGTACCGTTCCCGTAGCTCGACCGGGGACACCTTAGCGGTTAGCTCGCCAGGGAGGCAGATATGCTTCACTTTGCGGCCCTGCTCCATTCGCTCCATTAAATTCCCCGAAGGGTCATTTTGGTGCAACCGCTGCATGATTAAGATCAGCGGACAAACTTCTTTGTTCACTTTGCGAGTGGACAGGGTTTCGTTCATCCAACTGTTGGTGGCTTTCAAGTCTGCTTCAGATAAAGCAGCTTTCGGATCAATAGGATCGTCAATGGTATGGTAGTGACCATGGAAGCCCGTGATCATGTTCCCAGTACCCACCGCCTTCCGCCAACCGCCCTTGGTGTTGATGAAGTAGCTTTTGGTGTTCTGATCATTTCTTAGCACAATGTCCGGAAAGGCATTGATGTACTTCTCGCTAAGAATGATATCTCGAGTCTTCCGCGATAAGTCCAACGACAAGTCCGCAGCGAACGATCCAAAGATACCGCGGGCAGTTGGCATCCGAGTCCAGACCCAGGCGGGCAACATCACCGAAGCAATGGTGGATTTGGTAGTACCTGGAGGGATGTTGACCAAAAGGTCATACTTCTTCTTCTCTACCACAAAGACCCGTTCCAATACCTCCTGTATTTCGTTGCACAAGTATTCAACGTGCCAGTTGTAGACTGGAGCTTCAGGGATTACAATCTCCCAGAACTCTTTCACAAAGTCGAAGAACGAAGTGCGACAGAGACTAGCAACCAATCCTGTCTCTGATACCGAATACCCTACCAACGAGTTGGAAAAGAGCATACTCTTCTTCGCGGCCTTAATCATCTTCAACATCCTGTGCGATACGGCTAAGGGGTGCCACCGTTATCGTTTTCGCTTCTTCCTCCTCTTTTGTCAACCGTAGCCGTTCGAGCAGTAACCGTTGAGTAGCTAGGTCCAGTCCCAAACTCTCAATACTCACAATATGACCATGCTTATGTTCAATTGTCCCAGATACTTCGATTTGGGTTTTATCCTGGTATCCCCGATCCCTGTTCAACGTCTTATTAGCAAAGATAACCGCCGCCGTCTCACCCTTCCTCACACTCCGAATCAACGAGTCCTCAAAGAAGTTCTTCTTGTGCCAATGGAGTTCATCCAACAATTCAGCGAACTCCGGTTCCTCCTTCCAAGTACCCAACATCTTATAACTAATCCCTAACGCATGGCAGGCCCGGCTCGCATTAAAGTTCCTTCTGCAATAAGCGTACATGAATAGATGTTGGCGATTCCTTTTCCCAACGTCGTCAAGCAACGCCATAACCCTGGTACGTCCAACTCGAGACGCCTCTACCGCCTGGATCTCCCTCCACAACTTCTGTAAATGATCAGGCAACTGTTTATAGACATAATCCGTGAATGTCTTCGTCTGATCATTCGCCCCATAAATCTCCCGCCCCCTCTCAATCGCCATCTTCACCAACGGTCTCGTTCGCTTCCACTTTATAAGGGCCAGCGAACTTACCCCCAACCGTCTTCCAATCTCTTGCATTGACATCCCACACCGACAGTAATCAAATATGTCGAAGATCATCTCTTCTCTAAACACTTGGCTATGGTGTCTCTTCTTTGTCTTTGTCTCTTTCATGACCCATCCCTCGCATTAAAGCCCCTAATTCTTTACCATCAACATACACCCACAATAAAGTCCTTCCATAAGTATCCTTATCCTTGGGCTGTATGACCTGCACCAGTTTAGCAGTTCTAAATACCTTTTCCAAGGCTATTTTCGCCAGGTTCCCTTTCACAATCTCTTGGGGTGTTATATTCACAGTCTTTCTATGATAACTATTCTCCCACGCATCAAACCCCATAACCCTCACATCAACCCCATGTTCCCACATATTCCTCCATCCCAAATCAACATCACAAATAAAAGTATCCCCATCCTTCACCTTGGTGGGAACCACTACCTGTTGCCCGATGATACTTATCATCACAATCATAGTTCCTATCATTTTTTTCTCCTTCTATTTGTTGATTCGTTTTCTTCTCGATGGGGTACTATACTATATAGGGCCTATGATTGTCAATATTCATTGCTTTTTGGACGATAGGACAAAAAGCATACATACTATTCATTCTATACTGTTTTTTCCTACCCCCACCCCCCTATTTGATTTATTCATTCTATACC